GATGCGGCTCGATCCGCCGGCACGCCCGACGCCACGACAGACGCAGCAGTGCTACGGGATGGTGAGCGGCAATCTCTACAGCACGACGTGCTACTGAAGCGGGTGAAACGCAGGACGATTAGTAGCTGAGATGGACGTCATTGACGAACCCACCGCCGACGATCTGGTGTATCCTCCGCTTTCCTGGCATCCGCGCCCAGATCAGATGGGTGTGTGGGCCGACCTGGAACACAACGTCAAGAATCTCCTCGTGATTGCCCATCGTCGCTGGGGGAAAGACGAACTGTTCATGACCGACTGCGCGATTCACGCGCAGGAAGACCCGGCGAATTACTGGTATATGTTGCCGGAAGCGGCCCATGTGCGGCGGGCGATCTGGGAAGCGATCAACCCAAAAACCAAGACGCGCCGCATTGACGAACTCTTTCCGCCGGCCATTCGCAGTGGCAAGATCCGCGAGAATGAAATGGTGATTCCTATCATGGCCTTCAACGGGAAACAATCGCTTGTCCAATTCCTGGGGAGCGACAACTACAACAAGAACGTCGGTGGCTCGCCGAAGGGCGTCTATGTGTCAGAGTTCCCGTTGTGCGATCCAAAAGCCATCGGCTACCTGCGCCCGATCCTTGGCGAGAATGATGGGTTTCTTCGCCTCTTCGGCACACCCCGCGGGAAGAACCATGCGCATACCATGATGGTCGATAACACCGGCAAGCCGGGATGGGCGGTGCATCTGTTGCCCAACTCGAAAACGCGGGTATTCAGTGAAGCGAAGATCCGCGAATACCTCGAAGAGAACATCCAGCTCTACGGGCCAGAGATTGGGCAGGCGTTGACCGAGCAGGAGTATGAGTGTTCGTTTGAGGAGATTGTCCCTGGGTCGTTCTACTTGGATCTGCTCCTCAAGGCCGAACGCGAAGGGCGGATCATGAATCTTGCGCCTCGGCCGGAACTGCCTGTGCATGCGTTCTTTGATATCGGGTTCACCGATCCAACCGCCATTTGGTACGTGCAACTGACCGAAGCGGGATGGATCGATATCATCGACTATGACGAGTTCACGATTACATCCGCGCCGGAACTCATCCCGGAGCTGAAAAAGAAACCCTGGTATTATGGCGGGCTCTATCTGCCGCACGATGGGGCGCATCATGAATTTACGAGCGGGACCTCGACCTACAAGATCTGTACAGCAGCCGGATTCAGAACCGAAGTCATGCCACGCACTGACGACGCGGCGCAGATTCCCTCCGTCCGCACGATCCTCCCGCGCTGTCGCTTTAACCATTCGCCGGCCGTGAAACGTGGGCTCGAATGTCTGCGCCACTTCCACAACAAAGCGAAGCAAGAGGGCGGGCGCACAAGCTGGAGTCCAAGGCCGGTGCATGACTGGTGTCTCGCGCCAGAGACGGACATATTAACCCCTAACGGCTGGAAAAATGTTACACTGTTACAAGTAGGTGATTGTGTTGTTACCCCAGGAGGGATACGATGCATTCAACGTGCAGGCATAGTGAGATGGACCAACACATGGATCACGATTGCCGGGGTGAGGACGACCCGAGAACACCAGTGGTTTACGAAGCGCGGTCTCCTGGACGCGGCAGACGTATCGAGCCTGGGCGAGTGTTGGACCTCAGAAACTTGGGGCCTCAGCATCCTCGCATTCTGTGCGCGAATATTCCGTTTAGGCTTCAAGGACGCTATTACGTTGGCAACCCGAGAGAAGGCCGCAGCTCAAAGCGATCCGTCCTCTTGCATCGAGTGGTGTATGAATCTGTGCATGGGCCTATTCCGAAGGGCCATGAAATCCATCACGGACATGACAACACGTTCAATAATCACCCTTCTAACTTGGAAGCATTGCCGAAGTTTGATCACCGAAGTGAACATAAATCAAAAAAGCGATTTATGCTTAGCTGCACGATTTGCGGAAAGGCTTTTGGGGGATACAACAAGGATTGGAAGCGGTGCTCTAAAGCCTGTGACAGAATCGCCCATGCCGCAGAAGAGCGAGAACGACGAGCCCGCTTACGACGTAACCGTAGCGGAAGATCATTGCTATTTCGTGAAGGGCAATGACGGGAAAGCTTATTTGGTAAGTAATTCCTCACACGGCGCCAAAGCATTCGCCACACTCGGCTACTTCGCGCCGGAACTCCGATCCGGTGTGCAGCCCCCAAAGAAAGCCGTAAGTCATCTCTACTCGTCACCGTACCAAGGAGGGACCGGATGGATGAGCTGAGCACAGACATCTGGATTAATCCCAAGGATTAATGCTACAACTTTATCTGGGCGGTGTAGAGCAGCCTGGTAGGCTCACCAGCGAAACTGGCCAGATAACGCTGGAGGTCGCGGGTTCAAATCCCGCCACCGCCCTCTCTTAAAAATGCGATGCATTTCGCCCTGCCAAACACGAAACCGTGAGATTTGTACCCATCGGCAACTCCATAGTTGACAGAAGTGTTACCTTAACGTAACATCAGCCTCCATTAAGTTACAAAATAGTAACAAAATGGAGGTAGAACGATGAACTACGGAAGAGCGGCGGCTCAATGTGAAGCAAGTCCTCGTCTTGGTAGTAACCCTCCCCCAGAAATCACCCGCGATACGCTCAGCACCGTTCAACTAGAAACCGGCAAGCACCTCCACTCGATTCAAGAAAAGCTCTGGGAAATTCAGAATCGCATTTCCCCGATGCCCTCAGGGGTAGCAGTAGACAAACCCACGGCTCCCATTGCTGGCAATCTCCAGCAAGCGATGGAAAACCGTTCGCTGGCTATCCTCCTGAATGAGATGGCCGAGGAAATCCTTCGTAGTCTCTGATCGAGATGGACTACGAGCACGGCAAAGGCAGTGCTCAATCGGGTACCGCCACTGAAGACGATCCAGACAAAGAGCTATTAGCCCTCGCGGTTGAGCAATTCAAACAAGCCTACGCAGCGGAGAAAGACGACTGGGATTCCTTCCGCCAAGTCGAAGACTTCCTCGCGCATGATCAGTGGCCCTCTCAGATTAAAGCGGATCGGGACAAAGCCGGTCGCCCCTGCCTCACGCTCGATCACCTGAATAAGTACGTGCGGCATGTCGTCAACGCAGGGCTCATGCGCTCGCGGGATGTGCACGTGTTGCCGATGTCAGGAGAAGCCGACGATGAGGTGGCCGATAAACTCGCCGGATTGGTCCGGCAAATCCTGCAAACCTCCAGCAGCAAGATTGCCTACGAGCGGGGCTTGCGCCATTCAACCGGCAAAGGCAAGGGCTACTGGAAGGTCAAGGTGGTTGATATCGAGGGCACGGATCTGCAAGAGATTCAGATTCGTCCCATTCGCGACCCGCGCATGGTGCTGTTTGATCCGACATGCGAATACCCGGATGGCCGCGATGCTCGCTTCGCGTTCGAATTGAAAAAACTCTCTCAGCGCGATTTCAAAGCCCAGTTCCCTGACGCCTATGAGGACGGCGGCTGCCAGAGCTGGCACAACGTGGACAAAAACACAATCCTTCCATTTATCGACGGCGATCCAGTCGTCGTCGCAACGTACTACTACAAAAAGAAAGACGGGCAACTGTGCTGGGCCATTCTCGTCCCCAACAAAGTCTTAGACAAGGGTGAACACCAAGGGAACCTCCCACCCATCATTCGCTGCATCGGCGAAGAATATGAATACCAGGGCAAGGAACGCACGAGAGGGTTAGTCAATCCATCCTCGATGGATGCGCAACGGGCCTACAACTATTCCGGCTCGGCCTGTATCGAACAAGCGGCCTTGGCTCCGCTCGCGCCGTTCGTCGCTGCCGAAGGCCAGACCGAAGAATTCCCCGAATGGAAAGACGCGCACAAGGTCTCACGCGCCGTGCTGCGCTATAAACCCGTGTCACTCGGCGGCGTGCTTGCGCCGCCTCCGGCACGCCAAGAACCCGCGCAACTTTCCCCTGGCTGGTCCGGCATGATGCAGCAGCTCATGGCCGACGAACAGAGCATCATGGGGATTGCGCAGCCCAATGTGCTCGGCACAGGCGGTATTCCCGTCCAATCTGGCACAGGCATCGAAGCGCAAAAAGATCCAGGCGATATCAACACCTATCACTATTACCAGCACTGGTTTGATGCGATCGAGCAGACAGGGCGCGTGATTATGGCGATGATTCCCCATGTCTACAATCAGCGACAGGCCGTGATGATTGTCGGCAATGAAGGTGAAATGGAAAAGATCGTCATTGATCCGCAGCAACAAGCACCAGTGCAGGAGTTTGAAAAGCAAGTCCGCTCGGCTATTGGCTTCAAAAAAGTCCTCGACAAAACCTACAACCATCTGCTCGGGCGCTATGACGTCGCCATTACGACCGGCCCCTCGTCAGCCACCAAGAAAGCCGAAACCTCCCAGCTCATGCAAACCATAGTGCAAGCCTATCCCCAGCTTATGGAAATCGCCGGGGATCTCGTCGTCCGTTCGATGGATATGGCCGGCGCTGACGCCTTGGCGGATCGCCTCAAGAAAGCCCTGCCTCCGGGACTCGCCGAAGACGATGACGACGTGGCCGGCCTCGTGCAAAAACTCAAAGCGGCGGCGATGCAGGTGCAAGAGCTTCAGCAACAGAACGCCGAAATGGAAAAGCTCATTCTGGCGGAACAGCAAAAAGCGGAAATGAAGCTGATCGAGGCCGACAAGCGGCATGCGGCGGATCTGCAAAAGGAACAGATCAAAAGCCACCGAGAGATTATCAACGCGCAGCTCGACAGCGAAGCCAACGAGCGGATCCAGGCGCAGAAGATTGCGGCGGAAACACAGATCAACACCGAGAACAATATCGTGAAGCTGATTATTGCCCGTATTCAGTCCAAGGACAAGATTGATATTGAGCTGTTGAAACATTTCAGCGCCATTCAACAAACCGAAGCGCATGCGGAGCGAATGGCGGGATATGGCGAGGTGATGAACAAGTTGAATGAGAGTGGCGCGGCAGAGGCGGTGCCGGCATGAGTATGCCGGGCCGTTCACTGGCTTACAGGCGGCGGCCACACTTGCCCGCTGACTGTGCCCAGTAGACGCCCCGGCAGGAAGCGCAGCAGAAGGAGAGACGCCCATGAAACTAAGACTATTACTTGTATTTGCCCTGCTTGTGCTTCAGGCTAGCTTTGCCCACGCCGCTTCGAATGATTGCGTGGTCACGTCCTCGACTCCCTCCCTCTCGGCAGGTGACTCAGCCCCGTGCTACCTCGACACGAGTGGCAATATGCGCGTAACCGGCGGGGCCGCCACCATCGAAAACGCTGACGGAGCGATTACCGATGGCGTCACCCCTGCAATCAAGGCCACGGTCAAGGACTACGCGAATAGTAACCCCTTGGCCATTATCCCTGTCGATACGAACGGCGACCCCGCGTCAATCGGCGGCGGCACGCAGTACCAGCAAGGCACGGCTTCCACGACCACCGATACCATGACCATGGCGGGCTGTGTCCGCGTGGATACGCCTGCCGTAGCCTCCGGCGTCATTGACGGCGATCGCGCACGCTGTATTGTCGATAGTACGGGACGGCTCTGGGTGCATGTCGGCGTGATCGATGGCACGGTAGCGGCAACTCAATCCGGCACCTGGAATATCGGCACATTGACCTCGATCACAAATCCGGTGGCTGTCACCGGCACGTTCTGGCAATCCACCCAACCAGTCAGCGGGACGGTCGCCGCTACGCAAAGTGGAACCTGGACGGTCCAACCTGGAAATACTGCTAATACGACACCATGGCTTGCGACGATCAATCAAGGCGGCAACTCGGCCACGGTCAACGGGTCTGGCCAGCTCGCCGTCAACTGTGCCAACTGCTCCGGCTCGGGTGTCAGCCAACAGGACAATACCGGCTTCACCCCTGGGACGACAAACTTTGTCCCGATGGGCGGCGAAGTCGATGATACGGGAACCACAGCAGTCACCGAGAATAATGCTGGTGTTGCCAGGATCACGGCGCAGCGTGCCGTGCACATGAACCTTCGCAATAACAGCGGAACGGAAATCGGGACATCTGGTAACCCTGTGCGGACTGATCCAACCGGCTCGACCACGCAGCCAGTGAGCGGGACTGTGACGGCCAATGCCGGAACCGGCACCTTCTTTGATGGCATTATCAAGGACGGAACCGGCGATACCACGCAAGCCAATGTCATCGGGGGGCGCCTGCAAGTCGAAAACTACAACGCCAACTTGGCCGCCGATAACTCAACGAACAGCACAAGCAAAGTCCCAGTCCTCGGAGCCCGCGCGAACGCCTCGGCGCCCACCTGGACAGAAGGCAATCAAGTCCCGCTCTCGACGGACTTAAGCGGAGCCTTGCGCGTCACAGGGGGAACGGCTGCAACCCAGTACACCGAAGACGCGGCCAGTGCCGGCGCGGAATCCATGACTTTGGCGGGAACGATTCGCCAAGATACACCAGCGGGGTCCACCTCAGCCGATGGTGACTACGCCAACCTGAAGACTGATTCAGTCGGGCGTTTATGGGTCAATAATTCCGGCGTCACGCAGCCTGTCTCGGGTACGGTGTCCATCACAGCCAATAGTGCGGTGAACGTGGCACAAATCAACGGCGTCACACCGCTGATGGGCGCAGGTAACACCGGTACCGGTTCGCCTAGGGTCACGATTGCGACCGATCAAGCAGCCTTACCAGGAATGGGCGTGTATGTGGAAGATGCCCCAGAAACCACAGGTGGCAACCTGGCGATGGCCGGGACCGTTCGCCGTGATACGGCCGCATCGAGTGCAGGGACAACCGGTGATAACGCCACACTCAACACTGATGCAAATGGATTACTGTGGACGCGGACCATCGATCCATGCTCCTCGGGAGCCAAAACTTTCTTGCCCATCAACATCTCGACTGCGACAACGACAGAAATTACGCCATCTCTCGCTGGAGCATCGACGAACTATTACGTGTGTTCCCTGGTCCTCGTGACGGCGGCGGCGAACAACGTCGCCCTCGTCGATGATGACAGTGATGGATGCGGCTCGGTGACCTCTGGCATGGCCGGTGGCACGACCGCTGCCTCAGGGTTCAACCTGGCAGCGAACAGCGGCTTGACCTTCGGCAACGGCATGGGCGCGGTCTTCAAAACCAACGGCACGAATCGGGTGATCTGTCTCGTGACGAGTGCCGCGACGCAACTCTCAGGCACGATGACCGTGGTGGCGGCACCATGATAAAACGAATCGCTCTCCTGCTGCTCTGTCTCCTCGTTCCTGTGCAGAGTTGGGCAGCGACGGCCTACGTCCAGCGAGCGCACAACTTTGCTTCAGGCACGACTGTTTCGTCGGTGATGGGGAGTAACGTCACGGCCGCAAGTACAGTGGTGGTGGCTATAGGCTGGTTTAGTAATTCCATTACGCTGAACAGCGTCACAATCTGCGGGACGACGGCCACACTGTACAATAATCCGACCACTCTATTCCTCCGCATGGCGTTAGCCAAACTGGATAACGTCTCGTCTGGCGCCTGCACGATTACCGCCAATTTTTCGGCGTCCGTCCTGGCCTTTGTCACCGCGCATGAAGTCAGCGGGACCGATACCACAGACTCAAACGACGGCACGGTTGCAAACACTCAAGCGTCTCCGGGAAGTAGCACTGACGCGGTGACCAGTACAGCCGTCACGACGACGGTGAACGGCGATTACATCTTTGGAGCATCATTCGGCACCAACGTCGGCAGCACAATCAACGCCGGTACAGGATTCACGATACGCGAACAAGACGCAGCCGGGTTTTCAACCGAAGATCAGATCCAATCCTCATCCGGCAGTATTGCGGCCACGTTTACCAATACAAATGTTGGCGAGTCCAATATCACGATGGTCATGGCGTTAAAACCATCCGGAGGGGGCGGTGGGGTGTCTCCACGAAAGCTGACACTTATCGGAGTTGGACCATGATGAGAAAGCTAATTATCACCTTCGCACTGTGTCTACTCCCAGCATTGAGTGATGCGGCGTGCAGTGGAAGCGGAATCACCTGGAGTTGTACGGCCGGGTCCACCGTTGTCAACGTGAATTCAGCGATCTCGTTGGGGTCAGACGGCATGACCCTCACCTTCGCCGCAGGGACGTACAACTGGAACGATGCAGCCGGGACCATCTCTCTCGACCCGGCCAAGGGCACGACCCTTATTTGTGCGAGTGAGTGGGGCTGTGTCGTTGAGCGAGCAAGCGGCGTTGGGACGATGATCGAACTCGCGTTCTCTGGCACAAACGCGAAACTCTTTCGGATCAGCGGGTTTCATTTCAAGGATGGTGGGGAGTGCGCGACCTGCATTTGGTTCTACGGGGACGGGACGCTGAGCAACTTCCGCATCGATCACAATAAATGGACCGGCCACCCTCATGCCTCAGCATGTGTCTTCTTGGGCAGCACCGGTAATCGCGGGTATTTCTATGGGGTGATCGATCATAACCGGATTGAAGCGGTCGATGACAACATGATCGTGAAGATCCTCGGGCATAATATCAACCAAAGTTTCAGCCCATCGTTTCCGCAAGTCCATACGGCCGGCACTGCGAACAATTTGTTCATTGAAGACAACACCTTCGTGATCGATACCGGCTATTCGGATGTGGCCTGCATGGACGCCCACCAAGGCGCGGCGATTGTCTTGCGTTACAACACTGCGACGAACTGTCGGGGATTCGATGTCCACGGCATGCCGCACGGGGGCATCTCCTCATGGGAGGCGTATCGGAACACGCTCAGCAAGACGGATAGTGAAATTTTTGACGATTATGCCAGGGCCTTTCTCAATCAAGGCTCTGGCGAGTGGTACGTGTGGGATAATTCCATTTCGCCATTCACGACGAACGCGGCATCATGGGCTATTGATTTTCTGTATCACCGGGATAGCTCTGGACAACCGGGAACCTACGGCGTCTGTGACGGGACCAATCCGGTCGACGGGAACGTGAATGGGTTGAACGGGTATCCCTGCCTCGCGCAACCTGGCCGAGGGAACGCCTCAACGTTCAATCCTGGCGATCTCTACCCAGTCGTCTTTTTTGGCAACTTCAACCCAAAAACAGGGGCGAAGATCGATGGAAACTTTACGGATCAGGGGTCTGTTCCGATTCACGTCCAGGCCGATCGTGACTACTACAACGCGGTGTCAGCCTCACTCCAATCATCGGCTACCAGTCCATTTAACGGCACGACCGGCATCGGACGCGGCACCTTAGCCAACCGACCGACGACCTGTACGCATACGACCTCGCCGGATGGAGATGAAGGAGGCGGGGTGTTCTACTGGGCGACCGATCAAGGGAGCTGGTGCAGCGGCTGTGATGACGGGGTGCTGTATCGCTGCTCAGCCACCAACGCCTGGACGGTGCACTATACGCCCTATACCTATCCGCATCCGCTTGTTGAAGGTGGGGGAGGCGGTGGCGGTTCATCGACCGGCGGCAGCATGGATATGCAACGGATCGACGAGACGCAGGACATGATGTTCAGCACACTCACACACTAACAGAATGGTGGAAGCATGGCACTTGAAGTAAACAGCAGCACAGCGGTCGCCGAGCAACCGACGAACGACGGGATTGACGCCTCACGCTTTCATGGCAGTATGGCCTATCCCGGAGAAGATCCCAAGCCAGCCGACAGCACACCTGTACCAGACGCCAAGGTAGATGAGACGAAGACCCAACCGAAGACCGACGATCGCGCCAGGAATGAGCACGGCCAGTTCGTCAAGAAAGAGGAGAAGAAAGACGACAAGACTGAGGGCAAAGAGTCCAAGCTCCCTGAAAGCCTACGGCCTCCCAAGCCGAAAGATCCGACCGATATCAACGCCCGCTTTCACGATCTCTCACGCAGTCACGATGAACTTCGGCGAGAATTGCAGCAGGCCCGCCAGGAATTACAGGCCTTACGCACACAGCCAAAGGTCGATCCCGCCAAGACCGAGCAGCCGAAGAGCTACTCCGGGAAACCGAAGCCAAGGGCTGACGACTTTGAAAGCTACGAGGCATACACCGAAGCGTTGACGGACTGGAAGATTGAGGAGCGAGAAGCGGCCCGCCAACAGCAGCAGAGCCAGACCGAGGCCCAACGCACCTATACCGAACGGGAGCAGCAGTTTTTCCAGCATGCCGCGCCGATCCTGGCGGAAGTCCCCAACTTTGAGCAGATCATCCGTGATCCGAATCTGGCCATGTCCGATTCGATGTATCACAGCATCATGCATCTGGGAGAAATCGGCCCCTACACGGCGCTCTATTTGGCCGTGCATCAAGACGAGGCCCGGAAGCTGTATCACTTGAGCCCACAAGAGACGTTCTTAGCCGTGGGACGCTTGGCGCAACGCCTGGAAGGCGATTTGAAGCAGATGGCCGAGCAGGAGCAGGGGTCCGGATCATCCCAAAACGGAACACCGCCAGCACCAGCCAAAACGCGCACGATTCCAGACTTGAAGGGCAGTACCCCGGCGACCGGCGATCTGGACCAAGAGCCGCAGGACACGGACGACATCAACACCTGGCGGCAGAAGGAATATAACCGGATGTCTAAGAAGTATCCGGGGCAGCGATTTTTTCGGTAGGACCTTGACAAATACGTGCAATCCGTGTAGAGCAGACTCGACGCGCCTCTACCCGCGTGATAGGTAGACCACCCGCGCCCCGTTCCGCGTGATAGGACGGCCCGCCTCTCCCTCGGCGTTGTAGATGGACCGGGCAGCATGCACCCCGAAATGCATGAGGAACCCAGTCCAACATCTGCCACGCAGGGGGAACTCATGGCAAACACACTCATTACACCGACCAAAGTGCTGCGCAAGGCATTGATGCTCTTGCATCAAAAGCTCGCGTTCATCGGCACCATCTATACTGGCTATGATAATCAGTTCGCGCAGGACGGCGCCAAGATCGGCGATACGCTCAAGATCCGCATGCCAAATAAGTATGTGGTGAACAGTGGAGCCGATATCACGTCCGCCATTCAGGACACGACCGAATCGACCATCGACTTGAAGGTCGATGCACAAAAGAACGTCGCCATGGCCTTCGGCTCAGCCGAGCAGACGTTGAGCCTGGACGATTTCAGCGATCGGATCATTGATCCTGCCATGGCGGTCATGGCGGCGGTGGCTGAAGCCGACGCCTTCACGATGTTTCACGATGTGCCCTATCAGGTGGGCACGTTCGGGACGGTGCCGAATACGCTGTTGACGTACTTGCAGGCCAACGCCCGCAATACGGACAGCTTGGCCCCCTTGTCGCAACGATCCGTGCAACTGTCGCCGACGGCGATGGTCGTCATCGTTGACGCCCTCAAGGGACTCTTTCAGGATTCCAACGCCATTGCCAAGCAGTACCGCGAGGGGCTCATGGGTCGCACGGTAGGGTATGACTGGTATCAGAATACCCTGACGCCGCGCTGGACCGCCGGGAATAAGGTCTCGGGTCTCACCGTCTCGGGCGGCTCGCAGACCGGCGCATCCCTCGTTGTCGGCGGCACGGCAAACTTGGATACCTTCACGAAAGGTACCGTGTTCACCATTGCCGGGGTCAATGAAGTCCACCCGGAAACCAAGCAGGACATGGGACGGCTGCAACAGTTCGTTATCACGGCGAACGTCACAGCCTCAACCACGACCGTGACATGGTCAATCTTCCCCTCCATTGTGACATCTGGGGCCTTGCAGACGGTGACCGGCCCTCCGGCCAACTCAGCGGCCATTGTGTTGCTGGGGACGCCGACCGCCTCCACGTCCTACCCGGTCATGGGGGGCTACCACAAAACCGCGTTTACGATCGGCTTTGTGGATCTCGACATGCCGGGGGGCGTGGAATTCGCTGCCCGCGAAGTCTTGGACAATATCTCGATGCGGATTGTTCGCCAGTTCGATGTTCGGCTTGATATGAAGATCACCCGCGTCGACATTCTGTACGGCAAGAAAGCGGT